GTTAAGCCTTTTGGCGCAGATTTTTTAGATACGCTCGTGCGTGTGGAAGTTCTTGATGATGACCCTTTGGACTAACTAGGGATTCCCTTCACTACCTCATTGCACGAATGAGCCTAGAGACGGGAATTCCTGCACAATCCTTTATTGATATGGATGTGCGAATGTTCAAGACTTATTTAATGGCTATGAAAGATAGGGCAAAGGAGATGAAGGATGGCAACAACGCTAAAAGGCGCTAGCCAACTTCGTTACGCACTACGCAACTTTGAACCTGATTTAGCCAAAGAATTACAAAACGAAGTGGCTGCTATCTTAAAGCCGCTTGTCAAAAAAGCGCGTGGGTTTATACCAACATCTTTTACGCCATCAAATTGGCGTGGTGAAACAAAGACAGGCAAATGGCCTATTTACAACGCTGCCCTAATGCGCAAAGGTATTGGATACCGGACAACACCTACAAAGCCTAACCGCCGTGGTTTTGCTTACGCAGCTTCTATTCATAACAAGACTGCTTCCGGTGCTATCTTTGAAACTGCTGGCCGCAAGAACCCTGGTGGTATGCCTAAAGCCCCTGCTGGAACTCCTAGAACTAACAAAAACTTCAGCCATTCAAACAACCCATTAGCAGGATCACAATTTATTTCAGCGTTAGATAATGCCAGCCCATTAAAGCAGGGCAACACCCGTTCAGGTTCAGGCCGTCGTGGTCGTTACATGGTTGGTCGTTTAATTTATCGTGCATGGGCTGAGGATCAGGGCAAAGCATACGCAGCAGTGACAAAGGCTTTAGAAGGCGCAGCAAACAAGTTTAGAGCGAGAGTAGGTTAGTCATGGCAACAACAGACTTAATGGTTGGTATTGGTGCGGAATACAAAGGCCGCCCCGCCTTCAATAAGGCTAGCCAAGATGTTTTTGGTTTAACTAAAGCCGTAAAAAATTTAGCGGCTGGTTATGTTGGCTTAGCAGGCGTGCAAAAAGCATATAGTCTGGGTCAACAATCATTCAAAGCATTTGTAAAAGATGACGCGGCGGCAGCGCAATTAACTAAAACTTTATCCAATTTAGGTTTAGCCTTTAATAGTGTTGATGTTGAAAACTATATAAGCAAGACTCAACAAGCCACAGGCGTGCTAGATGATTTATTGCGTCCTGCTTTTCAATCTTTGCTTATTGCAACAAGGGATTATGCTGAAGCACAAAAACTTCTTAACCTTTCCTTAGACATATCAGCGGGAACAGGTAAAGACGTAGCAGCTGTTAGTTCAGCATTAAGCAAGGCTTATTTAGGAAATTACGCTTCTTTAACTAGACTTGGTGGCGGTATCAGCAAGGCCACAGTTGCATCGGGTGATTTAAACCAAATTATTGCTAGTTTAAGTGCTAACTTCAAAGGCGATGCCGCTGCCGCAGTTCAGACCTACAAAGGCCAATTAGACCTTCTTAAAGTCGCGTCTGAAGACGCAAAAGAAACTATTGGTGAAGGTTTGGCGATTGCGTTGTCTAACCTTTCAGATAACAACATTGTAAATTTGAGTGATGCTATGGATAATTTTTCTACGTCTATCGCCGAAGTAATTGTAGGCATTAGCGTAATGATTGAAAAGATTAAATCTATCCCAGGTGCTAACCTTCTTAAAGGTTTGTTTAGCCTTCAATCTATTCCGGTGGTTGGTTCTTATTTAGAATTGTTTAGACAAGCCGGTAAGTCTGAAATTGAATCAGTTAGAAATTCTAAAAAGATTGTTGAAAATACAAAACAAACAGGCAAAGTAACAAAAACCATAGTATCTAACACCAAGAAGTTAACCGATGAGCAGAAAAAACAATTAGCGTTAAAAAAGGCTCAGGCAGTTCTTGATTCTTCTTCTAAAGTCTTAGATATGGATTTAATTCAAAACACAGCTGCGCTTCAAGGTAAATTAACTGAAGATGAAACTTTGCGCCTTAAACTGCAACGTGAGATTCTTTTAGGCAATTCAGATGCCGCAGCCAAGTTATCCCAAGAACTTATATCGGTTCAACTAGCTGCCATGATGGCTGCAAGTGTTGATCCGTTTGGCAACTATGCCAAATCAGCAATGGAAGCCATGAAGGCATTACAACAACTTCGCGGTGGCCTAGCAACTTTAGGGGCAGCGCAAATTATTACTGGTGCTGAACAACTATCTATAGACGAAGCTGCTGCCCTGGCAGATGCAATTAACCCTGAGTTTGCTGGACTTGATGCTAGAGGCCGCCCGGTCAATGGTGGCTACAGCCGCTACGACTCATCGCTAACGGCTACTGAACTTCGCATATTCATAGACCCATCAGCTGCGCAATACGGTATTGGCGTGGCTTCAGTCAATAACTCAGCCAATGGCAACAGCAACAACTACAGCACCATCCAGAGTTTTGCAGGCGGCATGTAGTGGCAACACCAACCCTAGTTGTTACCTTTGACTTTAGTTCCGGTGCTGTATTTGGCTATCCGTTTATTATTGGCGAAGGCATATTAGGGTTTAACACGCTGGCAGACCAAGCAGCCGACACAATAGACATCTCCAACCAAGTTAACAGAGTAAGCATTAGACGTGGCTATAATCTTTTGCAAGAGGAATTTCAGGCTGGCACAGCCACAATCAGAGTATTAGATCAGAATGGCGATTGGAACCCTACAAACCCATCATCGCCTTACTTTGGCAAGTTAGTGCCACTACGTAAGGTGCGTATCTCAGCTGATGACGAGTTCCTATTTTCAGGCTACACAATTACTTATAACTACACATGGGATAAAGAGCAGAACATAGGCTACGTTGATATTGAACTAGCCGATGCTTTTCGCTTGTTTAACATGTCCAACATAACCACGGTTACAGGCGCAACCGCTGGTGAGACCACAGGAAACCGTGTAACCGATATTCTGGATACAATCGGCTTCCCTGCATCTATGCGTAACATCGAGGCAGGTTCAACTACCGTTCAGGCTGACCCTGGCACTTCTCGCACTTCACTGCAAGCCATCAAGAACATGGAGTTCTCAGAGCAAGGCGCGTTCTATATCTTGCCATCTGGCAACGCTGAGTTCCTAAGTCGCGCAACGATTCAAAGCAAGTCCGGTGCTAACCCAACATTCTTTAGCAACGACGGCACAGGCATCTCATACCGCAACATAGTTACTGCCCTAGATGACAAGCTGATTATTAACCAGACTTCTATCACTCGTGCAGGCGGCACAGCCCAGACTGCAAGCAATACAGCAAGCCAGATTAAGTATTTCCCACACTCTTACACAGCCACAGACTTGCTAGTTCAAACAGACGCTCAGGCCTTAGATATTGCTCAGGCTTATACTGCGACACGGGCAGAGACCACTCTACGGGTTGATGCCCTTACTCTTGATCTAAACACAGCCGACTACGCAGCAGGCACAACAGCTGCCCTTACATTAGGTTTTTTTGACACCATCCGTGTTAAGAACGTAGGGCAAGACGGCACAGTCATAGACAAGACCTTGCAATGTATGGGAGTGGCACACGAAATTACTCCAGGCACTTGGAATACCACGTTTGTAACAAGTGAGCCAATAATCGATTCTTTCATCATAGGCAGTTCTTTATACGGTATAATCGGCACGTCAGTAATGACATATTAAGGGGATAAAATGGCAGCAGGATTAGGATTTAAGACGTTCGCCACTGGCGATGTTTTGACAGCTGGAGACACTAACGGTTACTTGATGCAGGGCGTTCTTGTGTTCGCAGACGCAGCCGCAAGAACAGCAGCCATTACTTCCCCGCAAGAAGGTCAGACTAGTTACCTCAAAGACACAGATGTTATCCAGGTTTATTCAGGATCAGCATGGGTTACTAAATCAGGTGGCTCACCTTTAACAACAAAAGGCGATTTATATACTTACTCAACAACTGACGCACGTTTAGGCGTTGGCACTAATGGACAAATACTAAACGCAGATTCTACAGCTGCTACAGGTTTAGCCTGGGTCAATGCGCCAGCTTCATACACTTCTATTGCTAGCGGCACGCTTTCCGGTGCGGCAGTTACCATTAACAGCATTTCAGGAGTTTACAAAGACTTGGTTTTATACCTTGCTGGTATTACTCAGTCAACAAGTTCTACTGCTTATATCTCATTAAACAATGCTGCTAACGTAGGTTCTAGCAACATTTATTCTTCAAGTCTTGGAACTGGAACAACTGGAAGTTACCTTTGGATAGGTTCAAGTTCTGGTTATAACATGAACACCAGCGCAGCTGAAAACTCATTTGTTTACACAATTAGCAACTACGCAGCAACTACTCGTAAAGCAGTATTTGGTAACGGTGGCTATCGCTTTGTCAGCGATGCTGACATACGTGGTTTTATTATTTACGGAGATTGCTCGGCAACTTCGGCAATTACAAGACTAGACATAGCAACATCCTCAGGCACTTTCTCAGGTGGATCATACGCACTATTTGGAGTTAAATAATGACAAACCCAGTAATCAAAATTCATAACGCTGAAACCGGAGAAGTAGTAGAACGCCCAATGGATAAGCAAGAATACGAAGCATACTTAACAGCGCAAGCAGCAGAAGCAGAACGTCAAGATGCTGTAGCACAAAAGACAGCAGCTCGTAATGCGGTTCTTGAAAAACTAGGCATTACTGCTGATGAAGTCGCTTTATTACTTGGATGAAACCGCATCTTTGTAAAGCTGGCGTGCAACTACGTGAGCAAATAGATGACAATTTCCCAGATAGAACTCGCCGTTCCGATGGGTGGCTTGGGGATACACGCCACACAAAAACTAAGTCAGACCATAATCCTTTGCCACCTTCTATGGTCGTTAGAGCCTTTGACTGTTCGGCAGATTTGGGTGGGCCAGCAAACACTTCAGCCCATCTTGCTAATCAGATTAGGCTTGCCGCAAAGAAGGACAAGCGCATCGCTTATGTCATCCACAACGGCAGAATTGCCTCCTGGGTTCTTAACTATAAATGGCGCAAATACACTGGAGTCAATCCACATACCAGCCACATTCATATCTCGTTTACGGCTAAAGGCGATAAAGATGGTTCTTTTTTTGAAATACCTATGCTAGGAGGCAAACAATGAAACACCCACTATTCCTAACTGCTGGTGCATTCTTGTCAGCTTGGGCAGCTAGTAACTTTGCACTTGATTATCGCGCTGTGCTTTGGGCTGTCCT